TACTTACATCTACACCTACTATCAAGGACTTTTCAAGGATTGAAGCAGAATATTTAGCAAGTGACCAAAGGTTATATTATGTACCTTGTCCTATCTGTGGTGAGTATCAGGATTTAAGGTGGAAACAATTACAAAAAGATGATGTAAATAATGTTAAATATAAATGTATACATTGTGAAGGTTTATTCGATGAAAGTCACAAAACAAAAATGCTTAGAAAAGGAGAATGGAGAGCTAATAAAGAAGGTGATGGTATAACAGCAGGTTTTAGACTTAATGGTTTATATAGTCCATTAGGCTGGTTTAGTTGGAAAGAAGCAGTAATGGAATTTAATAAGGCAAAAGGTGATGCACCATTAATCAAGACATTTGTTAATACACGTTTAGCAGAAACATTTGAAACAGATTATGTAAGTGCAATGAGTGCAGAAGGATTGTTAAAAAGATGCGAGAGTTATGAACAGGCTACTTGTCCAGATGGTGTATTGTTTTTAACTCAAGGGGTTGACTGTCAGATAGACAGACTAGAAGTTAGTACATGGGGTTGGGGTAAATATGAAGAATCATATCTAATAGATCATGTACAGCTATGGGGTGACCCACATCAAGCAGAAGTATGGAAGCAACTGGAGATAGTAATAAATCAACAATATGAACATGAAAATGGTAAAAGTTTAGTACCTGTTATTACTGCTGTTGACTCAGGTGGTTTACATACATCAGAGGTTTATCAGTTTGCTAGAGAAAAAGTAGCACAGGGAGTTATTGCTATAAAAGGACAATCACAGGCTAATAAACCTGCAATAGGTAGACCTACAAGAGTAGATATAAATTTTAGAAAAAGAAATAAAGCTATAAAAAAAGGTGGTTTAGTATATCCATTAGGAGTTGATACTATAAAAAATACTTTAATGGGTAGATTAAAGAATAATAAAATAGGTAGTGCTGGCTATATACATTTTCATGCAAGTACAAGCGAGGAATATTTTAAACAGATAACAGCAGAAAGACAGATACTAAAAACAAATAAATCTGGTTTTCAAGTACCACAATGGGTTAAAAAAGGTAATACAAGAAATGAATGTTTAGATACTTGGGTATACAGTTACGCAGCTATGTGTTTTTATATAAGTAAATTTAATAGAAATACAGTGTGGCAACAATTAGAAAATAAAATGAATAAAGCTGATAATGTAGATAAGCCTAAAAGAGCTACAATAAAAACAGCACCTAAAAAAGATTTTGTTAATTCCTGGTAAAGCTAATGTTTAAATCTGACTTACCTAGTATTATTGTTGCTGGTACTACTATCGAATGGGTAGATAAAGCGACAACTGCTGGTATTAATGAGAGTATTACAAGTCCTGATTGGACATTAGAATATTATTTAAGAACTAATACAGCTAGTGAGGGACATACTGTACAAGGTACACAATATTCAAACAGTACAGGTTGGCAGTTTACAATAAGTGCTACTGACAGTGCAGCATTTGATGCAGGTAATTGGTATTGGGCTGCTAGAGCATTTAAAAGTGGCAAAGTTTTTGAACTAGGTACAGGTGAGCTAGAAGTAAAACAATCATTACAATATTCTGGTACACCTGCTGCTATAGACAATAGAACACAAACAGAAAAAGATCTTGATGCTGTTGAAGCTGCTATTAGGGCTATGGTTGCAGATAAGGCACAGGAATATAGTATTGGTAATAGAACATTTAAAAGAATAGATTTAGACAAGTTAAGAGAGTTAAGGGCTGAACTAAAAAGTAGAGTTGCTAGTGAAAAGCGTTATAGTTTAATAAGTCAGGGTTTAGGAGACCCTAAAACACTTTATGTACGCTTTTAAGGGGGTTAAATGGGCTTAAGAAACGCTTGGAAGGGCTTATTTACATCTAATAACGACTTAAATAGCCGTAGAAATAGGTTAAAAAGAATGTATGCAGGTGCAAGAGTAGATAGAACTAACCTTAGTTGGATTACACCATTATCTTCACCAGATCAAAGTTATAAAAATTCTATTGAACTTCTTAGGAAAAGAGTTCATGATTTAGTACGTAATAATAATTATGCAGCACAAGCAGTTAGATATGCAACAAATCAGATAGTTGGACAGGGTGTAACTATGCAGGCACAGATAAAAAGTCAAAGAGGCGGTACACCTAATACAAGACTTAATGAATCTATAGAAAGTGAATGGAGTAGATGGGGTAGAAAAGATAGCTGTGATATACGTGGTGTTTTGTGTTTTTCTGAAATGGAAAGACTTGCAGTAAGGTCAATGATAGAAAGTGGAGAATGTTTTATTGTTATACATAGAAAAGCATACGGTAGAAGTAAAATACCTTTTTCATTAGAAATATTAGAAGCTGAACAGTTAGATGCAGATTATAAAGGTTTGAAAAAAGACAACAAAAATGTATGGAGGTTAGGTATAGAAATAAGTCCAGAAGGCAGGGCTGTCAGTTATGCGTTTCTAAGAAAACATCCTGGAGATACAACACTTGAAAATCCTATAAAAGAAAAAAGACATATAATTGTACCTGCTAAAGATGTAATACATTTATTTATGCCATTAAGACCAGGACAGCATAGAGGTGTACCTTTTCTAGCTAGTGCAATAAATCATTTACATCAGTTAGATGGATATATTGAAGCAACAGTAGTTGGACAACGTGCAAGCAGTGCATTGATGGGATTTATTACAAGTCCAGAGGGTGAACTAGATGCAGGTGGTGAGGTTTTTGATTATGAGCGTGTAAGTGGATTTGAGCCTGGTGCATTTAAATATTTAGCACCTGGTGAATCTATATCTGTACCTGATTTAGATAAAGCTAATGGCGAATTTGAACCATTTGTAAGGGCAATGCTTAGAAGTATGGCAAGTGGTTTAGGTTGTAGTTTTGAGGCTATAAGTTCTGATTATTCACAATCTAATTACAGCAGTAGCAGATTAGCAATGATGCAAGACAGAGATCATTGGAGAACAATACAAAAAATGTTAAAGGAAACTTTTTATCAGCCTATATATGAATATTGGTTAGAGATGGCTGTATTAAGTAATACATTATCCTTGCCAACATATACAACAACACCAGAAGTATATGAAAAAGTTAGATGGGTCTGTAGAGGTTATAGCTATGTAGATCCACAGAAAGAAGTGGCAGCAATGAAAGATGCTGTTAGGTGTGGATTTAAAACATTAACTGATGTTGTTAGTGAAAATGGTGGTGATATAGAAGAACTGCTTATTGCAAGACAGACAGAACTGGCAAAACTAGATGAAATGAACATTATTACAGATAGTGACCCATCAGCTACAAATAAATCTGGTGGTAGTCAATATAAACCTATAAATACTGTAGATCCTTTTGGTGATACTGATGCACCTACAGGAGAAGATGCAGAAAACGTAGCAGAGGGTTCAGATGGCAGTTATTAATGGCACAGAAATAGATCTTATGCCTACAGCAGGTATGAAAGAAGAAGCACAGAGATATAGAGATTGGAAATCAGAAGGTGAGGCTGGTGGTACAGAAGTTGCACGTAGAAGGGCAACACAAATATTAAGTGGTAATGAATTATCACCTGATGTGGTCATACAAATGTCAGCATGGTTTGCAAGACATGAAGTAGATAAGCAGGGTGAAGGTTTTTCGCCTGGTGAAGATGGCTACCCAAGTAATGGTCGTGTTGCATGGGCTGCTTGGGGTGGTGATGCAGGTAAAAGTTTTTCTGATGCAAAATCAGCTAGAATAAAAGAATTAAGAAACAATGATGCCATGCCTAAAACAAAACGGTCTGTAAAACGTGCAGAACCAGACGCATTATCTGTAGGGGATTATGTTAGATGGAACGCAAGTGGTGGTACAGCAAGAGGTCAGATAGATCGTATTGTTCGTGATGGCACTATAAATGTACCTGATTCTAGTTTTGAAATTACTGGTACAGAAGATGACCCTGCTGCATTGATAACTGTATTTAGAGAGAATGATGGAGAATATGAGGCAACAGATGTACAGGTTGGTCATAAGTTCAGTACACTTACCAAGATAGATTCATTAAGAAGTGTTACAAAAGTATTAAAACGTAGTGGTGAGACATCTTTTTCAGAAAAAGAAGAAAACACATATGAGTTTAGTTTTAGTAGTACATATCCTGTAGAAAGATCATTTGGTACAGAAATTCTAAGCCATGACGATGGTGCGATAGATTTTGGAAGATTAAATGGCGGTGTTGCACCTGTGTTATGGAATCACAATATGGATTCTGTAATAGGTATTGTTAGAAATGCGTATTTAGATAAAGAAAAGAAAAAAGGTCGTGCAGTTGTTGAATTAAGCAGAAATGCAAAGGCACAGGAGGTAAAAAGAGACATAGATGACGGTATTTTATCGTCAATTAGCGTAGGTTATCGCATTTTAGAGATGGAAGAACGTGAAATAGATGGAAATAACGCTTTTTTTGCTACAAGATGGGAGCCACATGAGGTATCAGTTGTTGCATCGCCAGCAGCACCAGATGTAGGGATTTCAAGAGGATTAATTGATGACAACACTATGCCTAGTGTAGAAAAACAAGATATAGTAAACAGTAAGCGTGTATACGCAGCGTCAACTGACGCACAACAGCCCAATTCTAAACAACAACTAACTATGGAAAAAGAGCAACTCGATCTAGAAGTTGTGCGTAGTGAAGAGCGTAAAAAAGCTGCTTCCGCAGAGCGTACAAGAATTAGAGAGATCAACGCAATGTGTTCTAAGCGTGGTTTTGATGACCTAGCAGAACAATTAGTAAACAACGGTTCTTCTGTAGATTCATGCAGACAAGCTATTTTAGAAAGAATAGATGCAAAGCCTGTAGAAACAGCAAAGCCTATTGAAGAACAACTTTCACCACAAGAAAGAAAACAATATGCAAAAGACTATAGACTTTCTGCTGGTATAAGAGGTCTTATTACAAACGATTGGTCTGATAAAGCATCAGGTTTTGCTAGAGAAATCTCACAGCAAATTGCAAAAGACTCAGGTAAGGGTACTAGAAGTGGGTCTTTATTTATTCCATATAGCGGTTTAGTACAAAGAGCTACATACGTTACTTCTGGTGCAACAACTGGTGGAAACATCGTAGCAACAGATTTACTAGCTGATGACTTTATTGAGGCATTACGTAACTCTACTGTGATGGTTGGACTAGGTGTACAAACACTTTCTGGCCTTGTTGGAGATGTTGCGATACCTAGAAGATCAGGTGTTGCTTCTACTGGTTTCTTATCAAGTGAAACTGCTGCACTATCTCAGGCAGAAAGTACATTTGACCAGATTTCAATGACTCCAAAAACATTAGGCACATTGTCTAAGTTTTCTAGGAATATGCTTATACAGGCTACACCAGGCATTGAAGATCTAGTTAGAAGAGACATCAGTGACGGTATTAACTTAGGTATTGATTTAGGAATACTTAATGGTACAGGTTCATCAGGTCAGCCTACAGGTATTATGCAAACATCTGGTATTGGTTCAGTTGCAATCGGTACTAATGGTGGTGCTATCACAGTTGATAAGCTTATCGACCTAGAAACTGCAATTATGGAAGATAATGCAGGTGTTAACGCTGATTCTATTTCTTATGTAACCAACGCTAAAGTAATGGGTGCTATTAAGAAACTTAAGACATCTGGTGGTGAGTACTTAGTAAACAACAACCTACAGGCATTAGGTAGAGGTGCAACACCTGTTGCTGTTAATGGTTATCCTTTAGCAATGACAAACCAAGTACCTAGCAACTTAACTAAGGGTTCTACATCTGGTACTTGTTCTGCTGTTGTTATGGGTGACTTCTCACAGGCTATCTTAGGTCTATATGGATCTGGTATCGAAATTACAGCAGGTGAAGATTCAGATGACTTTGCTAAAAACTTAGTATCAGTTAAAGGTGTAGTCGCATTTGATGTTGCTGTTAGACACGCACAATCATTTGCAGCGATCTTAGACGTAACCACATAATTGGTTTACTATATGGGGTAGCTATCTACCCCTTTTTTTTATGAAAATAAAGTGTTTAAAAAATGTATGTGCTAGTGGCAACAGCCTAGAAGCAGGTCAAACTTATGATGTGTCAGAATCAGACGCAGAATTATTAATTACAATGGGTAT